GGATTATGATATAGCTTCGAATAATGGAAACTGGCAAGGGATAAGTGGGACGGGGGTAGATATGAAGCCTTATTTCCGCGACATGAATCCATTTATACAAAGTGAAAAATTTGATAAAGATTGTGAATACATTAAAGAATGGGTGCCAGAATTAAAGGATGTTCCAGCAAGGGATATTCATAACTGGTATGATGCTCATAAAAATTACGGGAGTGATGTAACTACTTACCCAGCACCAATTGTTGATTATAAAACAGCGAAAGAAGAAATGATACAGATGTATAAGAAGGCGAAGTAAGATTGATAAATAAAAATTGAAATATTTTTATTGTGGTATGATAGACAACAAATTTCAACAAATAATAGAGTAAATATGTCAGCGTATGGATCAGACCATTATGAATCAGACAGTTATGAAAGTGATAGTGATGTAGATTATGAATTAATAGGCAACCAATATGATTATAATGCAAATTATGTAGGTCAATTATGGCAAAAGTTTATCTATAGCCCAATTGAATTATTAGGATATGAAGGAAAAGGAAAAATGGTATCATTGAGGCGTGGGTATTGGACTGATTATCAATGGGATGATAAACACGAGTGTATTCGTTCAATATCTGTTAAGAACGATCTGTATTCATTAGACGAAGAACAGCGTACTTATACTCCACGACACAGTTTTGATTTTATACGATTCTTGAAGCTGGACGGGGCTTCCGAAGAATTTGCAAAGATAATGGCAGAAAAAAACATCCCGTTAGAAATGGTAGCACATATTCATAGTTTTGTAAATACACGCTATACGGCGAATCTCTTATGTATGTGGGAAAAAATGTAATTAGCAGGAAGAAAAAGAAAAAGAAAAAGAAAAAGAAAAAGCAATACACGAATAGATGTGTATTGTTTTTTTCGAAAGTGTATAAAGAATAATTCATATATCTACAATATATCTATGAATAAGATAGACAGTGGTCTGAAGTTAGATTTTTCGAATGTATTGATTCGTCCAAAGCGTTCAACAATTAATAGTCGTTCAGAAGTTAATTTAGAACGGGAGTTTAAGTTCAAGCATTCTTCTTACATATGGAAAGGTGTGCCGATTATTTCCGCAAACATGGATACAACGGGCACGTTTGAGGTGTATAATGAACTTCATAAACATAGAATAATAACAGCAATGACAAAATTCTATACGAGCGAAGACTATATTGAGGCACAACAGAAGTATTCATTAGATCCAGATTTGTTTATGGTATCAACAGGAATAAGTGATAATGATTTTGAAAAATTACAAACAATTTTGAGTGTTGTTTCGTGTAAATGGATTTGTATTGATGTGGCAAATGGATATATTGAGAAACTGGTATCTTTTTGTCGTAAAGTGCGAGGATTGTATCCAGATAAAATAATTGTAGCAGGGAATGTCGTTACACGTGAAATGGTAGAAGAACTCATATTAAATGGGAAGGTGGATGTAGTGAAAATAGGTATAGGACCTGGCGCAGCGTGTACAACTCGTTTAAAGACGGGAGTAGGTATGCCTCAATTATCTGCGATTATCGAATGTGGAGATGCGGCGCATGGAGTGGGAGGGTGTATTATAGGGGATGGTGGAGTAACTTGTCCGGGTGATATGGCGAAAGCGTTTGGTGGGGGTGCTGATTTTGTAATGGTAGGAGGTGCGTTTGCGGGGCACGACGAGAATCCTGGAGAAATTATATCAGAATCGAATGGTGAAAAGTACAAAATGTTTTATGGAATGAGTTCGCAAATGGCAATGGAGAAGCATTATGGGGCAATGGCAAAGTATCGTTCGTCGGAAGGACGACAAATTAGAATAAAATACAAGGGGGCATTACAGGATACCGTATTGGATTATTTGGGAGGATTACGTAGTACGTGCACGTATATTAATGCTCCGACCATTAAACAAATGGCAAAATGCACTACTTTCGTCCAAGTAAGTCAGCAATTAAATACAGTATTTGTATAATTACAGTTTGATAAAAGATTCATAATGAATATGTTTCATTATGAATAGAAGAGTTAATAAACAGCTGCTTTTTCGTGTCCAAATCGGAGTTGAAGATTAACCATTACACCGTCGATGATCCCCCCATCAATTAAATTACGGATAAAGGAAACGTCTTCACTGGTTCCTTCACGAATAACCGTTTTAGCTTTATCTTTGGGAGTCATAGTAGTAATATCTCGGAAAAACCACGGATATTTAATACGGTCATCCTCGATGACTCCTTTACGAATAGCCATACACCCCATCCCCGTATAGGCGCATTTTACCCAGTGATTATTCGTATCGACTCGGTGTTTGGCTTCTTCTATTTTCATAAACTCAAAACTGCCTTTTTCCATATAAAGTTCTTCATCCCAATTCTCCACACAACACATATGTTCTCCACCTTCTAATGCATATGTTCCAGAAACAACAGGATACTTATAAATACAAGCTTCGATTAAATAATTTACCATGCTGGAATTGAATACCATATCACTATCTAACCACATAATTACATCATAATCCAAGTCGCCATTAAATGGGTCTTGGTCTGGTCCTGACAACACATTACCACCTAAGCACATAGTACGAGCAAAGTTGACTTGTGGACTATATTTATTTGATACAATAATGTTATATTTATCCGCAAGACTGGTAATCGTTTCAGACCATGATAAAAAGAAGTTGCTTGTGAACTCTTTACCGGGAACACAAAAAACAACCGTTTGTTTTTTCCCGGGGCGTATTATTTCATTTTTCGGATTATTGTCTGACATGTGAAATAATTACTATTTCCATAATGAAGTACTAATTATTTATATGGGTTTTTACTCAACTTTTTTGTTTTATTTGAACGCAATATATAGCAGCCTAAATATCCAGACTCATTACATTTTTCGCAGAATTATTTTTACGTTTGCTGCTTTTTGGCATATTTGGAATATCCATTTCTTTTAATGAGCTAACGGATAATAGGGAATCATTATTTTTCTTTTCACTGACATTGATTTGTTTTGATGGAGCTCCCATGTTTCCAGTATCTTTTTGTGTATGAATGTTAACATTTCGGGTTTTTAATCCAGATAAGATATTGTCGATGTCGCTATTCTGTGGGCCTTTCATTTCGGGTCTGGCAGAACGTGAGCTTCTCTCTTGTGCTTCAATAGGTGCAGCTTTATCTAATGAAATACCTTCTTCTTTGAACATAGGATTGGAACCCCGTCCATTGTTAATATCAGGACGATTACTGGAACTGGTATATGTCATACCGGGTCTTGGAGGGGCTGGCATATTCTTTGTTTCAACAGATGCAGGTGGTGGAGGTCCCTTGGGTCGTGTATTGTCTTGCATGAATTGATTCGCCATAGCAAATCCAGGAGAATCTTGACTCATAGAATCAACAGTAGCATTTGTAAACATTTTCATTAATTCAGGACTTTGTTTGATTACGTCGTTGAAGGCAGGCGTAGCGCTTGACAATGCTTTGTTCGAAAAGTTTAATACAGCAGCGCTAAACCCGACACGTAATAACAGTGAAAGCTCTGGTGCCATTTTACCGCCTTTATATTTTTCGTGTAATTCGCTAAATATTTCTTCATAACTATCTAAATCTTCACTTACTTGTTCTCCCCAACCATCCAAATTTAAGTCAAATGGATTGAACATTGTATTCGCGTATTCAATCGAGTTGATAAATGTCATAAACCACCAACCTTGTAGTTTGACACTGTCTTTCTTACGTTTGTCTTCCATAGCAGTCTCATATTCATCTTCGATTTCTTCGTAATTAGATTCCATGTCAAAACGGGAGCTGGTTTTGATGGTTCCCTTTTCTTGCCAATCTTCTAATTTTTTCAACATGGCACGTTTCTTTCTTCTTCGCTCACGTTCTGTCAATGTTTTTTCAACGTATACCGGTTCTTTGTTAGGTGTATCATTTGATTTCATGAACCCATCCCACGTTTTGGCAAACCCCCCGAATGTGCTGGATGTAGCTTCTCCCAATTTACTATCAGATGCATTAATGGTGGGGTTTAAATTTGCAATACCACTGTCTTTATTGAGTTCGAGGTTATCAAACGATAGTGTTTTGGGAAGATCAGTAGTGATACCAAATAGTTTTGCGTTATTATCATCAATAGACGGTGGCATAGAGGACCCAGAAGGGGTGTTTCCAGAAAGTTCATTCAATTCGTTTTCTAAAGTATCGAGCTCACCTAAATGAGAATTTCCAACACTCACTGATTTCTGCTTGTCATTCATTAATAGTTCTAAACCTACTCCGGCAGAACTGGATGGCATGTCCAACGAAATAGGGTCATCTAATTTACCAAAATCTAGGTCTAATACTTCCATTATGATAAGGAAACAATATTTATTTTTAAATCGTCCGCATAACTTATATTATTTTTATGAAATAAGTACCATAATCCTTGTAGAAATGCATCTGCTAAATCATCTTTCTTTTTTATTTCTAAACTGGTACTCCATTGCGAAAAATTGTTTGCCACAATTGTAGAACAGATAGATACACTGTCTTGTTTATGTGCCTTATAATTCGGATTTACGTTTTTGGTTGTAGTCCCTTTCTCCACGTTTGGTTTTTCAGTCAATTCCATTTTGCTAAACGGTTTCAGTTTGTTGGCAGAAGAAATGAATTCAATATTGCAATTTGGGTATTTCATAATAAAATATTGTGCTAGCATTCCTTGAATAGTCGTCATACGGTTCGCAATAGGTGATATTTGGTTTTCAATAATAGCGTAATCTATGTCATTTAAATCAAAGGCATTTAATAATTCTTTCATTGCTCTTCCGATACTAATCAAATCACATTGACTTGCTTTGATTTTTGGTTTAATAATTTCTTCTAAACAATGTGCTTTCAAATAGTTATCGACGGCGGAGACCATTTCTTGTTTGGAAAGAGCTTTGTCTTCTAAAAATAAATAATGCTGTTTACCCCATTGTAGCAGATCATCTTTCTTTTTGTTTTTTAATTTAGTAAGTTGTAGGTCTTTGGTGGGTATCATAAAAGAACAGCTGGTTGCGTGTTTCTTACAAAAAAACTGGGAACCTTTTTTGAATTTTGCTTTTGATGTACATTTTTTCTTGGTGCTTTTACCGTGTTGATTACATATAACATCTTCTTGTTTCTCATCTTCTATTAGATTTAAAATATTCCAGTTTTCAATCTGGATAGATGCGGAACAATCAATAATACATAATGCCATGTTCTTTATCCCAATATCAAAGCTAATAATTTTCATAATGGAGAGACCTATGAACACCTTTATAAGAAGCTGTTTAGATGTATTTTTATTGAAATGCTTTTTGAACTATTCAATTGTGAAACAGTATAGATAATACATTGTATGGATAGATATACCATACAATATGGAAAAAGGTGATGATTCTGCTACACATATCACGCGTATTGAACAAATGAAAAAGGTTCAACAAGAAGGATTGGAGTTATTTATCCAGAAAAACAAGGATTATGGAGACGCATTTGCAAAGTATGGCGTCGTGGGGGTTTTGATGCGAATGGAAGATAAATTACAACGGGGCATTTCTATCACGAAAAATGGTGTTCATTTGGTAAGTCAAGAAGGAATGCGTGATACGTTGATTGATTTACATAATTACGCAGCAATGGCATTGATGTTATTAGATGAATAATTACAATCTATTTTGGGATTTGAACACTGGGGGCAACACGACGAGCTTCCAACTGTTCACGGGTAAGGTAGTTGGATTTCAAGTCGCTTAATACGTATCCCTTGGGTTTGTTTTCATCCATAATACTTTTGTAGGAATAAGGGTATGTTTCTAAATGGCCGAATTGATTGGATTGGATAGACATTTTTGCAGCAGGTTGAACCATGAAACCAGTATCATTGGAACTAAGTTTGAAATTGGATTCCATAATTTGTGGGGCGTTTTGTTGTAAGTAGTGTCTGTATTCCCAGTTTGATTTGATATTGTTTTGTTTTACCAAACGGTCGTTCAAGTGGGATTCAGGTTGCCAGTTTGAAACAAGGGAACGTCCATCGTTCATTAGAGGTGGAAACTCGGGGTGTTTATTGTTGGTAGAATATCCATAATAAGTAGGTTCAGATTGGTATACGGTGCTCATTAATTTTTGAAATTGATTATTTAATTCTTGGAACATGTTCTATAAAACATATGTATATATTTTTGTTGCTACATATGTTTATTCGTCAATAAGGGAAGGGTCAAGGTTATTTTCGGTTGCATCAGCTTTTTCTAAAATATCAATCAACTTGGCTTTTTTCATACGATTGGTATTGGTTGCCAACCCCCGTTCATTCGCAAGGGCTTTTAATTGTCGTAAATCAAGGTCTTTATATTTCATATTGGCAGATTCTTGCTCATTATCTGTGGCAATAACTTCTTCCAATGATTCTGTGTGTAGTTCATCGCTTTTAGAAACAGATAATTCTTTCTCCTTTTCATAGTCAATTTCAACAAGCGCATCTGTATCATCTATGATAGTTTCCTCAACATCGTTAGTGGAAAGATGTTCGCTTGGAATTTCATCTAATAATGTGGTAGATTCGACTTGGATTTGTTTTATGCTATTGATGTCTTGTTCTTCATCCTCCGAATCGTCTTCATCCTCCGTATCGTCTTCTTCATCATCATCATCGTCTTCTTCCGAATCGTCGTCTTCATCATCAGTTTCCAATTCCTCTACACTGTGGTCTTCGGTATTATGAACGTTCATAAATCCTTGATTTCCACCAATATGTATCATAGAAGGCATACCACTGAGTTCGCTAAATATAGCGTCGTGCATTTCCTGTTGCATAGATGGCGGCATAGATGGCGGCATAGATGGCGGCATAGATGGCGGCATTGAATTGGCACGTATATTTTGCATTTCTTGAACCATATTATTCACCAATTCAAACATCGTATCTTGTTTTGCTTCTAAAGCAGAAACCCGTTGTTTAAAATGATACACGATTAATAATATTAATACAAAAGTAATTGCTAAACATATATATAATACTGAATCCATAATGTATGATAGTCCCATTACATTACAAATGCATAAAGAAATATAAATCCAAACGAACAAAATATATGTTCATTATATAAGATAGTAATATGGAATCTGCTACTAAAAGTTTGACAAGAAGCTTATCCAAAGTATCAACCACAGAAGTATCGAGTGATTTAGTGAATATGAATCGTATTTTGACTATTATTTTGGTCGTATTAATTGTATTTTCATTGGCGGGGGTGAATGTTTTACAAATGCTGGGAGGATTTTTACAACGCATTGTTGATATATTTAGACCATTAGTTACACGTATTGTTTCAATTATTGGATTTACTATGGGTATCTTAATTGAACAAATAGCGGCACTGTTTACTACAACAGCTACTGCTGGTGTTGAGATTGCTGGCGGAACATTAGATAGTGTAGGAGACCTTTTGAAAGACGCCAGTCGTCCATCTTTACAAAACGTGTTGAGTGAAAGTGGAACCACCCGCATTAACATCCCAGAAAGCGACAAAAGCGAAAATTCGATTCAAAAGCCAATCACTTCAGGTAAAGGAAAATGGTGTTTGGTAGGTGAATACAATGGACGCCGTGGATGTGTTGAGTTAGGTAAAGATGAACCTTGTTTGTCCGGACAAGTATTCCCAAATCACGCAAGTTGTGTTCAGCCCCAATTTAACGGAAATACCAGTGGTCATGCATTTCATCCTTTGAAAGCGCAAACCACACAATAAAGTAATTATTATTAATATCTTGAAATGAAATAAATAATAAACAATATTATTATTTATTAATGTTATCGGGTGGTGTAATGAACGGTACAGCTTTGTATGTAATGATATTAGCGAACCAAATGAGGTTTCTACATTTGTCTTATTGTGACAAGTGTGAAGAAGAGATATTGGATGATGCAGAATCACAATATGAGTTGTTACAGAAATACGCCCCTGTATCGATTGAGTTTATAATCCCAATTCAAGATTTTATGGAATGGAATTATCATGTAAAACGTTATATGAAGTTATATGGGATTGATACAGTTCGTGGTGGAGATTATTACAATGAAGAACTATCTTACCAAGAGAAGCGTTTTATTGAAAATGAGTTGCGAGATAAAACATTATTTGTGTTATATCCAGTTAAGAAACAGAGAAGCGATGAGGAACTTGTATTCAATCCAGACGTGAATGAAGATGCTATTTATAATGCATTACAATACATCAAGACGGATTATGGTAGTATTACAATTAACGACGAGATGATACAAGATATTAATTGGATACGTGAATACATACGAGAACCTTCGCTATATAAAGAGAGTTATAACCAAGACGGTGTGGTTAAGAAGGTAGAGTTATTGTTCCGTTCTGTAAAATATATTTATGAGCACGGGAAACAACTTCCAATTAAACGTTGGGAACCGGAATGGGTGTTTGAAAATATGGAACAGTTAGGAAAGTGTTATATTGAAGATCCTGGGTGTAGTGAGTTATCGCCTTTTTATATAGAGCTTATGGAGAATGCGTTAAGTCATGTGTTGTATATATTGCATTGTTGTAAAAATCGTATGGATGAAATCTTTTTTGATTACCATAGTTCTCAGTTATCAAAAGAACGCCGTGAAATGGATTTAACGTATTGGGATTAGCTAAGAGGTAAGAGTGTTTTTGATAAATGGATTATCAAAAATGGTTTCGTTCCCATCATAATCGATCATTTTGATACGGAAAGTATTGTAGCTTATGTCTGCTGGTAAGGAATTTAGTGTCATACGTGTCAAGTTAGCCGACCCATCTACACCTGTGTAATTTTCAGTAATATTACAAATAACACCCATTTGTATAGGATTTGGGGTAAAGTTTTCAGATAAATCAGAAACAATATTGGCATTATTATTTGTCAAAATGGATACATTTGGTTCGAGCTTAAAGTCATATACGGCTCCATTTGGTGTAGCTAATGTGACATTGGATACCTTGATAATACCGCCATATACAATGCCTTGGAATTGATAAGAAAGGTCTGTGGGGTCTCCGAAATCCACGTTCGATAAGTCGAATGCAAACCCATTGCTAATATCACTAACAACTTCAATGGTAGGGGTCGAATTTCCATTATCAACGAGCTGACTACTGTACATAGTATAGAAGTTGAATGGCACGGTTTCCATATTGAATGATAAATCCTGAAAAGCGGTTTCTAATGTATTTCCATTGTAAAAGTCAGCGGATAAGTCAGTAGTAGCCGTTCCTGTAATATAATAACTGAATGGGATTTCAAATTCAAAGTTATATACATTCTGGTCAATACCGCTTTGAACGGATAATGAAAATAAATTCCCACTGACATCGTCGCCAATGTAAATATTCTCTCCAATAGCAAATCGTATTTTATCAGTAACATCTGTGTTTTGAACACCGACCGCTTCTGTGGTGGTTTTGTAGTTGTATAATGGAACGTCTGGGTCTAAATATAATTGGATAGCAGGACCGGGGACTCCGGAGTTTCTACTGGAACTATATACAATACCACAAGTGCTGACATCAGCAACTTTGGAAGCAGTCGTTGTATATGTAACGGAACTAATATCGGTAGATTCGTCATAAACAACAGTAGCTTCTGTATTATACAATGTAGCATAGGAACGGAATTGGTTGTATCCGCTAATCACTTGACGAAACTGTTGTTTTTTGGTGGGATTGTTTCCTTTGGAGGCTTGTGAATTCCCTTTGTATTGTAATATTTCAGCTTTGCGTCTCATATCTAATTGTAATTTTGTATAAGATGGATAAGGACTTGCCTTTTCAAGGCGTATGGGAGGGACAGAAAAGACCATTTGTTTTTTACGTTGTTTAATTTGATCACAAACATTGTCGCTACTCATTACGAATAATATATACTATAATAGCATACATTATCTACATTTTTTTTATTACCACTCTCTATAAGAGGATGTATTCATTAAACTACAACGCTTAGTATTTGGATGCATACCAAGAGCTTGATAAATAAGAATAGTAATTGGTTGTAGCATTCAGATTAATATCCACTACGGATAAATTGGGTCCATTTTTAACAATTGAGTTGATTTCAAATACTGTTAAAGCTTCTCGATAGTATCGTAAATTAGACAGTTTTCCATTGAACCCTCCATTTTTACTAATATGGACATCGTGGTAATTTTGTTTGATTACGTTATTTAATACAATACGGTTGGAGATAACACCATTCACATAAGCATCAACCACTTTATTTTCGAGACGGACAGCAACGTGAAACCATTTGTTTAATGGAACGTTCTCAATCACAATGGTATTATTTGTATCTTTGTAATCTACGGTATCCATAAGGATATGTAAGTTGTTAACACCGGGTTCTAAATATACTCCGGGAGAGTTATTTACAGATGCTTTATTGGTTGTTTCATCGAAGTATCCATCGCCTTTGCTGAAAATGTGTTGGAATTTCTGACCGGTAGTATCATTACCTAAATCACTAATATACAACCAGAAAGACCAAGTAAATTCAGCGCCTTCTTTTTCATTATTTGAACGATAAATAGGTACAGCGTTTGATGCATTTGTGTCTTGTGGAATAACTTGTTGACTTGTACCGTCAACCATTCCTTGAATTAAATAAGGGTTATCTTGTGGTCCCAAAAAACGGTTAAGTAAAAGGATACCTACATTTAAAATAACTAAAAATAGAATTAATACCAGGATTATAAAGGCAAACCTAGCAAAGATATTGTTTGATTGCAGAAATCCCATTGTAGCACCCGCACCAACGGCTGCTTGTTTTGAGAACTCATCTAACTGGTTGCTGACTTGCTCTCTGGTTTCGTTAACCGTGTTTCCTAAACTGTCCATAGCATTTCCTACGTCTTCGCGTGTAGGTAGATTTACTTCTGTTTCTCTTAATCTATCCATTAATAATTTTTATACTATACTATAATGATAAAAATTATTTGTTCACCTTAGAATAGGGAAAAGGTGTTTTGTAGTTCGTTGTTTCTGAATACGGACACATCGATGCCGTAGCTGGATAATGATTTTAAAACATTATCGTGTTCGCTTCCTTTGAGGTATTCATTCCATGCAGTTTGTGGGTCCATTGGTTCTGTCCAACGTTTGAAATCCTTAATGTATGCATCAAAGTTACCAAACATAATAGGGTCGCTATCGTTAGGAGTCTTGGGCATTACACTGCTTTCGGGTTTGAAGAAGCGTTGTGATTTTACTAACTTACCATCCAAATATACATCCATAAATTGGTTATCTACGCTTACAATAACATTCGTCCATTTTTGAAGAGGGAAGTTATCTGTGACAATGATTTCTTCGTCTGTTTCATCACTCATCTTCATTGAACATTTTAATATAGGCGCGGTTTGGTCTAAGTAAACGTGTAAGCTATTATCGCGTTTAAAAATCGTTTTCTCAACATTAGGGTCCCACGTGTTTACATATATCCAAATACCATATGAATAACGTGTATTTGTAGGATTATCAATGCTGGTTACATAAGGTAAGCCCGTTTTCAAATTTCCTTCTTTGGTTAAAGTAGATTCTTGACCGGTGAAGTAAACATATAAAATATAAATAAGTAAAATGATTAATACGCCTAAACCAACAAGTAACAAGTTCATTGTATATACTTTTCTTATATCTTTTTGTAAGAAAATTATTGAATATAATCAGGGGAATTACGGACACTATAAATATTATACAAGGCGACTACTTCTGTTTTTGTTAATGGATATGGGTAATATGTAATATTCGAAACCGCACCGTCTAATCCCTTATTCGCCCCAACAACGAGGAATTGACTGTTATCAAACTGTGGTGGTTTATTCGCCAGGTTCAATGTTCGTTCTAATTTTCCATTCAAGAAAACATCTGCGTATTGAGAGTTATAGTTGAATACCAAATTATTCCATTTTTGTTTCTTAATGGGTAATGTAATGGATTCATTGTAATATTCTTCGTGATTCGTAAAGTAAATGTTTAATTTATCGTTTTCATCATTGCTATTCTTCGCATTCTCATATGTTACTTTGGGTGCTCCTTCTGCAAACTCTAATATGGTGGTTTCTTCTGCATAGGAACTATAATTCGTTGGTTGGTTATTTAAAAAAATCCAACACGATAAGGAAAAGTTTTGATTATATTGTCGTTTACCTGCC